ATCCAAAAACACACAAAGTGAACGATCGTTCACTCTATGAAACGATTGTTGCGCATAGTAGAACGTTCATAACATAGCAACGATTGTATACAAATGTGACTCGATGCGGATTGCGCAACGACTGTTCCATTTTCGTATACAATATAAATTATTATGCGGATAAAATCCTTTATTATCAATGCTTTGCGGAGGATGATGTTCACGATATAGCAACGACTGTTCTATTATTGAAACGATTGTTGACGGATGTGGAACGTTCCGATTCCGACAACGACTGTTCTATTAATGTAAACGTTCCTGTATACGCAACGATTGTTGCTCGAAGCGGAACAGGGGCTATTTAAATCGTGGGAAGTTTTCAGAAGATGCAAAATAACCCTCCCCCGAAAAATCCCAAAAAATTAAGTATTCTAGGGATCCCCACAATCAGATTAATACTTATATACAGTCCTACACAGGGGTAGGGGCTATTAAAATCGCTGGGAATTTGGAATTAGTGTTAAATAACAGTCTCTTGGCATTATTTGAATTTGGTTTGATTTTGGGAATACCTAGTACAATTATCATTGCATTATGGTTGGTTTGGTATTATAATAAGGTATTGGAATAGATGCTAGTAGCGGGGCCGTGCGAGCTAGTTCTCCACAGTAGTGCCCACAGTGAAGACAAATAATCCAATAAAAACAGTAATATTAAGGGAGTGTAAGATACTCCTAAAAGTATTTAGAGGGTGTAAGATACTCTCACAGTATTTGGGAAGTGTAAGATACTTCCAACACAATGGTAGTGCGATTGATATTACGATTTTGGTACTTGGCTTTTAAGTGCTATTATCTTTTCTTTGGTCTGAAGGGGTTTACCAGAGAATACTACTGGATTTGGAATTACTGTGGGGTGAATCCCAGATAGGCGACATAGATTATTACGGCGATGTACCATATCTCAATAGCCAATCAATGACCCATCTAACAACCTCAGCAGCTATGATACCTAACGCTATAGCTCCTAACACTATACTAGCTATTAGTAAACCTCTTTCTGATATTCCTTTCAAAGTTAGATAACTCATAACCTCTCCATGTATTCTATTGCTTGGGACAATTCGGATAGGACTTCTTTGGCTTGTATCAGTCCCAGACCACCCTCCACCGAATTATCATCACATTCATATGGCTCACCATCATCATCCTTACTAACTACCACAAAATCAATATACGGACTCCCTTCTTTCACAGTAGTTTCTATCTTTACCCGCCTACCTTGAACAACTTTTTCACTTTCGATTGTATCAGTATTCCAACAAACGCCGACATAATCCCCAAACATATAAACGATTCGCTCACCAAGTTGGTACTCCTTCATTTTGATTTCTCCTTCTTCATCGCTTTGTTTTTACCATTGGTGAAGAAATCTTCTGGTAGTCTCGGGTCAAGAACAAAGCTTCGGTCATCCCACAGTCCGGCATCTTCCAATTGTTTTTTCATTGCTGAGTTCACGATCAACTTATCGGTTCCCTTAACATACTTACCACGAATACCACATTTTCCACAGCTCATTGTACTCCTCCTTTTAATTGAAACAAACATCAGCGGCCCATAAGAATGAGGCGCCTCCACAATAGAAATAGAATATCGCTTGTATGCGCTTTGTCTCCATATTATATTATAGTCATTTCTTCTGAAATTTTATTGTGTTATAATAAATTTTAATAGGAGGTACCAAATGAGCGAGAATATCAATAAGCGGGACGCAAAAAAACTCTTAGTAGAGAGTGCGATCAGTACCTTGACAGAATTAGACCAGAGAGGCGGGTCTGTCAGTACAGAAAGGCACAAACATCTGGCAGCGATTGAGAGGCAGAAAGAACTAGACCCAGCTTTCGGTGCCGCAGTAGCTTTCATGCAAGAAGAATGGCTGATGACAGCGAATACAAATTTAAAACAGTTATTCGATGATGCTATGAAAGTGAACAAACATCTGATGGAACGCATCAAAGAAACCCGAACAATAGATATTGGCAATGGCCAAACAATAACCGTACCAGCACTCAGTTCAGAAGAAGTCGTAAACATTCTTACCGCACAGCGCAAGCTTATGGTAGACGTAGCAGATCAGTTCAGACTCGCAATAGGGAAACCCACTTCAATCCATAGCAATATAAATAAAAATGATTCTCCGGCTTTAAGTGATGAGGAACTGGATAAGCGAATTAAGGCCCTGAGTAAGCATTTGAACTATATAGATGTGACACCCGAAACGCCTGATGCTACTTAGGCATTATTCTGTTATAATGGTATAAATGGAAACTACAATCAATAGAGATGGTGTGGCCCTTCCCTCCTTCGGGGTACACCGTAAGGGGAGGGAGGGCCTCGCTCACCCAACCTCCCCGCCTTCTTTTTCAATAGATGCTGATTTGAAGAAGGCATTGGAGTCGGCTCTGCATGAGAGGCTCATCAGGAATTGTCGTAAAGACCCAAATCAATTTATCAATTATGCCCTTGGGTATAATAACAAGAAGTGGTACGGTCAAGGTGAGTTACATATCAAGTGGCAGAAAGCCCTTAACGATTTCTTTAAAGTTCTTATTGTCTGCCCTCGTGAACATGGAAAGACAAATCAGATTGTTATTGGTCGGGCGATATGGGAAATAGGAACTAATCCAAACATAAGGGCTAAGTTAGTTTGTCAGTCAGATGACATTGCCATTAAACGTCTATCTGCAATTGTCGATCATATTTTAAATAACCCGAGAGTCAAAGAGATATTCCCAGATTTAATCCCAGCAGAGAAACAGGAGTGGTCTAAAACAAAGATTCATGTTAAGAGGGATTCTGTGGGAAGTATTGACCCTACTTTGGAAGCTTGTGGTATACTGTCAAGTGCTGTTGGAGGTCGAGCCGATTTATTGATTTTTGATGACCCGGTCGACTTTAGAAACGCCATACAACAGCCTGCACTTAGGGAAATGGTAAAAGAAGTTTACCTGAATGTGTGGATGCAGATACTTGAAGTGGATGGTGGTAGAGTGTGGTATGTTGCCACTCCGTGGCATCAAGCTGACCTAACACACTTCCTTCTGGAATCGCCTGACAATGTGTACCACAAAATAACAGATAGCATAGATGAGAAGTTTACGCCTATCTGGCCTCAGAAGTGGACTAAGAAAAGATTGATGGATAAGCTGACTGAAATTGGTAAGCGGGCTTTTGACCGAGCGTTTAGAAACAAGGCGTTAGCGGATGAAGACCAATTGTTCCCTGAGTATCTCATGGAGAAGTGCTATGATGATACATTTAAGTTTGGGAAATTGCCCGCAGAAGCTAATCAGAACACAACTCAATTCTTTACAGGAGTTGATATAGCCGCCGGGAAAACAAGGACTGATGGAGCATATAGTGTGATCTTTACGATTGCTGTTTGTGATGGCAAGAAGATCCCAGTTCGTGTTACTCGTGGTAGATTCACTTCTCCCATGCTTGCACAGCTCGTTGTTGAAGAAATACAGGAGTATAATCCTGTTCGATGCTTTGTGGAGAACAACGCACAACAGGAAGCTCTCATACAGTGGATTCAGGAGACATCCAATGCTGTTGATGTTACATGCATAGAAGGATTCTTTACGGGTATGCAGAAGCGTGATGAAGCCCTTGGACTTCCTTCTATGGCAGTTGAATTTGACCATCAGAGTTGGCGTATTCCAAATCCAAAGCTTCACGAAACTGGATGCAGATGTAATCTTTGTTTATGGGTAAATGAAATGCAAGCATACCCATTGGGGAAGTACAAGGATTTAGTTATGTCCAGTTGGTTCGCAAAGGAAGCGGCTCGTAAGTCCGCTGGCTTCTCTTTGGGCATTCGTTCAATATTTGGTGATGATGATGAAACAACCGAGATCGAAGAAGGTCTTGTTACGATAGATGAACGTCCTTTTATGATGAATGAAGATGACGACAATAGAGATGCGGCAGTAGATTAATATATATAGGGGTGATCGACATGGGAGTAAAGGAATGGGCAATCAAGAAGCTAGGTGGGGAATTAGTTGTACCAACGAAAGATGAATTAGAGTTTGTGGAGAAGTCTTCTCGTACTGTAGGTATAGGTGATGAATTTACCTATGCACAGGCTTCCCAGGTTCTTGCTGGCTCAATGGGTATACCACAGCCTCGTAAACTTTATACCTATAGTGGCTATGTTAAGATGTACGGACAGTCAGTTTGGGTCTACGCTTGTGTATACCAAATCGCTGTTTCAATAGCCGGAATCCCGATGTCCCTATATAAGAAGCCAACAACAAAAGAAGGGCGACCGATGAGAATTGACAGTCACCCCATTCTTCATCTTATCAGACATCCTAACCCTTGGATGAGCGGGTTTGATCTTAAAGAGGCTTGTGTTGCTTCAATGGAATTAACTGGTAATGCTTATCAGGAAAAGGTATATGAGGCAGGAAGTGATCTGAACTCCGTACCTATTGAACTCTATCCGTTACAAGCCCATAGGATTAAAATTATCCCTGATATGACTAACAGAATTGCGGGGTATAAGTATAGTGCCGCTGGTAGAAGTGTTACATTCGTAGAAGAAGAAATTATCCATACACGATATTATAATCCTGAAAGTGACTTCTATGGGTGCCCTGCTTTGTCAGCCGGTGAAATGGCGATCAATACAGATATGCGGGCGAGTAAGTGGAACAAATCATTCTTTGATAACAGTGCCCGTCCTGATGCCATTTTGGAAACGGAACAGCAATTAAGCGATACGCTTATCAACAGATTGAAGAAGCAATGGAGATTGTTCCATCAAGGCACCAGTAAAGCCCATGACATTGCGGTATTGGAAGGTGGATTGAAGTACAAGCAGGTATCCCTTTCACAAAAGGAAATGGACTTTATTCAAAGTAAGCAAATGAGTCGTGATGAAATCCTTGCGGTGTTCGGTGTTCCACCTGCGATACTTGGTTTAATGGAGAAGGCTAATTTTGCTAATATGGAATCTCAACGCAGAAACTTCTGGGAGAATACATTACTCCCGAAAGTTGAGAAGCTACAAGCGGGTTGGCAATCTGGTATTGTTGACTTGGTAGACGACCGATTGAGATTGGTTTTTGATTTGAACAAAGTCGAAGCCTTGAAAGAGAGCAGAGAGTCAAGAGCGAAAATAGGTTCAATGCTTGTTGATCGTGGATTGATGACGCAGAATGAAGCCAGAGCTGAGTTCTTTGACTTGCCCCCCGTTGATTGGGGGAATACTTGGTATATGCCTCTTAATATTACGCCTGTTGATAAGGCTAGTAGTCTTACAGTAGGAAGACCTTCGGGGTCTACTCAGACTGAGGCAATGCCTGATGGAAAGAGAAAGCCGGGGAATAAGTCCCTTTACAAGAGCTATGTTGGGTTCGATGATGAGATTATTGTCGAAGTAGAAGAATCAAATGATTATCAGAAAGCGATTGAGTGTGCTGAGACTATCATTGATGCCTTATCTACTGAAAATGCGGATGGATTAGTACCAGATGCAGATGAGATATATCCCGTTGTTATTTTTGGTGATGATGGTTCTGTTGAGAGTCGGAAGAAGGCCTATATGAAAGGGCATCAGAAGCTTGAGGACAAGTTTGCCAAGAAGGTGGTGGGTCTTTTTGACTCCGAAGTTAAAAAATTAACGAGTGCAGTTAAGAAAAATAAACCAATTTCAAAACTGGAAGCGATTGTTGATAGCTTTAAAACAAAAGCAAGATCAGAAGCAGAAGAAGTTTATAATGAGATTGTTGAGAAAGCGGGTGACTCTGCAATGGCAGAATTGAAACGTGAAGTGAATAAATCCAAAGCTGCCGAAGCACCTAATCTTGAATTTGATCTGTACGACCCAGATGTAGCTTCATTTATTTCAGAACGTAGTTATGATTTTTGGGAGAATGTCTCAGATACTACCAAGCAGAACTTGAAAGAATTGTTAGTTACTGCCAACGATTTAGGTTGGACAGCGGATGAAACTGCGGATGCTCTTGCCAGTCGAGCGTTTGGTGACTTCACTGATGGTGAATACAAACGTGCCAGACTAATCGCAAGGACTGAAACGACAATAGCTTTGGGGCAAGCCACAATGTTGGCATATCAACAGAGTGGTTTATCTTTAAGCAAGAGATGGCTGACAGCAGAGGATGAGAAAGTGCGGGTGACTCATACTAAGTGCGAAGAAGAAGGTGCTATTCCTTTGGGACAGCCGTTTAGTAACGGATTGATGTTCCCGGGAGACCCTAGCACGAATAATGTAGCTGAGTTAGCGAATTGCAGATGTCATATGGTGCCGGTGGTGCTTTCATGAGTTACCATAAACTAAAATACGTCAGCAAAACTGGAATAGATGAGGTTGCCGAGTACCATCTATTCACTAATGCCCTTGGTGATAGCTATGAAGTCCAAATTGCCGAACAAGACGCCTTTGTAAAAGATAATTGGAATGAATTTGGGCTCGTTCCCTACTTCATTGCCGGATGGTATTGTCTGGGATGGGAACTTTCCGACATTGATTCAATGCTTCGATGGTATGTTGGCAAAGGATATGACTCTTGTAACGTCACATTTTGGATTGAAAGAATGGAAAGCAATGGCATTTCATTCCCCGATGGTGAATCTGTTTTTGAAATTATGGGGAAATTGATCTACGATTTAATATTGGAAGATGAAAAAAACAGAAAGGCGCAATAATGGAAGTCATAAAGAAATGGAAAGACTGGCAAAAAGAGAGAAAGAAAAGAGAATTAGGGTGTACCATAACGATTACCAAAGTATGCAATCCTACTATTGATAAATTTTGCCTTGAATGTTACGAGTTTTATGTGAACGGGGAACTAAATGAGTTATCAGATCAGAAGGATAGATAATAAATGGGCATTGCTGTTTGCGTAGGATAGGCATTATAATGGTATAAGGTAGGAGGGAAAATGGATCGTTTACTTATATTTCCAGTAACAGAAGACGAAGCGAGACAAGAAAATCGAGCCGAGACAATAAGGGCTTTTATTAAATGGATAAATGAAATTGGGGCTCCTCAGGGTAATTCACTGAGAATATGTGTAGGCGAAGACGTTGGTTCATCTTCCGAATTAGTTTAATACAGGAGGTAAGTGATATGGCAAGGAAGCAGAAAGAAAATGTTACAAAGATGACCATATGCGGTTTCTCAAGAGTCCAACTCAAAGAGAACGGCGAAGTGGTTGGAGATTCTGGTTGGCTTCAAAACCAACTTCAAGATGGAGGTGTTCAGCAATTCTTAATGAACCTTGTTGCTAAGACAACCGGTTCATTGCAAGTGGCCGCCATGGCCATCGGGTCTGGCTCAATGCCGGCGTCAAACGATACATCTCTTAATGGAGAGTATGGTAGCGCAGGTACAGGAACAAATAGAAGGATTGGACAAGGTACTGGTGGTTGGGCAGTTGTAACCAACCAGAGAGGCGCAACAAACGGCACGGCAACCCTGCAATTTGCGGGTTCGTGGGGTTCTGCATCGTGTAACGCCTCATCGAACATATCCAATATTGGATTGTACGACATCAGCACCGGCGCTGGTTCTTTGTTTGCTGCAAATACGTATACATCGAGCCAATGGAATACGAACCAAGATTTGTACGCATCATATCAGATTAGGTTCTCATTCTCTTAAACACAAATTGAAGGAGGGGTTTATGGCGAACAAAAAGAGCGAGAAAGTTTTGAATGTGAAGAATGGGATAATGCTCGACTTCGGATGTGGTGGAAACAAACAACCGAACTTTGTGGGCATGGATAAACGGCCATTGGAAGGCGTAGACATCGTACACGATATTGAAGTCTTCCCTTGGCCACTTCCCGATGAGTCGTGTCTTACGATTGTGGGGTCACATATCATCGAACACATTAAACCGTGGTTGACGATTGATCTATTCAATGAATTATGGAGAGTGCTAAAAGTGGGAGGTCAGCTTGCCCTATCAACACCCTATGCGGGCTCTACCGGATACTGGCAAGACCCTACTCATTGTAATGGGTTCACCCCGACAACTTTTCTTTATTTCGACCCACGACACTTTCTTTACAACATCTACAAGCCAAAGCCATGGCTGATAGACGAAGGGTTCCCTGTCTATCAACTCAATGGCAATCTTGAGATTGTTATGAAGAAAATACCTTTAGAGGTGGAAAAAAATGAAGGGTAAGAAGGAGTTCATTGATGGAATGAGCGGCACAATTATTAAAGCGAGCCAGAAATATTCGCATCGTGTGATTGTGGGTGTACCTACGACAGGACTTGTGAGATTTGAATGGGTAATGGGAAGATATGGACAAGTTATCCCTTGCAATTGGTCACAGGTAGACTTTGTTAATTACTATCGAACCACATCCCCGATTGGGTTTCAAGTAGCAGAGGCAAGGAATATTATTGCTACGATAGCTACGAAAGAGAATTTTGAATGGTTATTTTTTATTGACCATGATGTTATTATACCACATACTACGATATTGAAGATGAATGATTTTATTCTCAAGCATAGGTACCCTGTGGTAAGTGGATTGTACTTTACAAAATCTGTCCCCGCAGAACCTATTATTTATCGGGGTCGTGGGAATAGTTATTACACGAACTGGAAGCTTGGAGATAAAGTATGGGTGGATGGCGTCCCAATGGGATGTACTCTGATTCATACTTCCATTTTCAAA